TCTTGACTCGCGTGCAAGGGGTGTTTTAAATGGAGTGGTATGAACTTCTACTCAAGAGAATTAGAGAGATGCTCAACGAAGGAGCGGATCACTTAGCTCTTGGCGGCGCAAAAAACTTTGAAGATTATCAACGACTTGTTGGTAGGATTGAAGGTCTTTCAATTATTGAAAGGGAGTTGTTGGACCTCCTTAAAAACCAAGAAGAAAAAACGTAATTTATTACGCAATCGAGCAAACGCTCGCAACACTGGAAGGTGCAATGACGGAAGAAGCGAAGAAGGCCGTTAAAACGGCAACGCAATTACCAGAGCCTTGTGGTTACAAGATTCTGCTTACCCTCCCTGAAGTAGACACAAAAACGGCTGGCGGTGTTATTAAACCGGACAGCGTTGTTGCTATTGAAGAAACAGCAACGGTTGTTGGCTTTGTCACAAAAATGGGGCCAGACTGCTACAAAGACGAAAACAGGTTTCCTTCAGGTCCGTACTGTAAAGAAGGGGATTTTGTTTTGGTCAGAGCCTTCCAGGGGACTCGTGTCAAAATACACGGCTCGGAGTTCCGCATGATTAACGATGACAATGTTGAAGCTGTTGTTGATGATCCACGGGGGTACGAAAGAGCATGACTAAATCTACAGCCGAAGACCTACAAATAGAAGTTGTTGACGATACACCAGAAATGGACAAGCCTTATGTAAAGGGCTCTGAAGAAGAGAAAGAAAACTCTGATTCAAAGGAAGCTTCTGACAGCGGTGACCTTGAGGGTTATAGCGAAAAGGTTCAGAAGCGCCTCAAGAAAATGAAATACGACTACCACGAAGAGCGCAGGGCTAAAGAGTCTGCTGTGCGTATGCGTGAAGAGGCTGTTAAATTTGCTCAGAATACAAAGCAAGAAAATGAGCGGCTTAAAAAGCTTCTTGAAGTCGGGGGAAAAGCCTTAACCAGTGCAAGCGAAGCTCGTGTTGACACAGAGATTAGCAGTGCTGAAAAGCTATACAAAGAAGCTTACGATAATGGCGACAGTGATTCTATGCTTCAGGCTCAGAAGCAAATAGCAAAACTTACCTATGAGAAAAATAAACTCAATGAGCCAAACGGGTCTTGGAGCCAGCAAGCTTCACAACCTGCACCTCAGCAAGTACAGCCAGAAGCTGTGCCGGAAGCTGACCCAAAGGCAGTTAATTGGCTACAACGGAATGACTGGTTTCAAAAGCCAGGAAACGAAGAAATGACTTCCTTTGCATATGGTCTTCACGAGAAACTCGTGAGGAATGAGGGGGTTAACCCCTCTAGCGACGAATACTATTCTAGGATTGATGCAAGATTAAGAGAGGTCTTTCCCTCTTTCTTTGACTCAAAACCTCAAGTAGTCTCAGAAGCGGACGACGGTGAAGATATAGATTTGCCAGAAAAGCCGCGCACCTCAACCGTAGTGGCACCCTCTCAAAGAACGACAGGGAAAGCGCCCCGCAAAATTAAATTAACATCATCCGCTGTTAAACTAGCAAAACGCCTCGGATTAACAAACGAGCAATACGCAGCTCAGGTATTAAGGGAATCAACGTAATGCCGACTGAACGCACAAAAAGAACCTCAGAAACCCGTGAAACGGAAGAACGAGCAAAAAGTTGGGCACCCCCAGAGATTTTACCAGAGCCTGAGCCACAGGATGGCTTTGTCTTTAGGTGGATTAGGACATCCACTTTAGGTAAGGCGGATAACAGGAATGTTTCTGTCAGGATGAGAGAAGGTTGGGAACCTGTCAAAGCAGAAGATCATAAGGATTTAAAAATCCAGAGTGATTACAATTCTAACTTTGCAGGTAATATAGAGGTTGGCGGTCTACTCCTTTGCAAGACAGCAAAAGAAAATATGGACAGACGCAGCAAGCACTATACCGACAAAGCTCACGATCAAATGGAGGGTGTCGAGAAAAGCTACCTGAGAGATAATGACCCTCGTATGCAAAGATTTATGGAAAAGGATACGAGAGTTACTTTCGGGAAAGGTGGTCCTTCAGAATAATCTGACGGGCTATGTTTTAACTCGATAGATAGGAGGTTGCTATGACAGCAACTGCTGCCCCCTTTGGGCTACGTCCGATTGGTCGACTTGGTGGAGGCACCGTGGAAACTCGCGCCTACCCAATTCTGTCTTCGGAATCCACTCGTATCTGCTATGGTGATGTCGTAAAGCTCACTGATGCAGGTTCAACAACGACTATTCAAAAAGATACCGGCACGACAACGGCTACGCCAATCGGTATTTTTGTTGGATGTCAGTTCATCGATCTTAATTCAAAGCAACTAACTTTCAGTCAGCAGTGGTCAGGTGCCGCTAACACTGAAGGTATGGCTTTTGTGGTCGATGATCCAGCAGCCCTGTTTGCCATTCAGGCAGACTCTACTGTAAACGACGACGACCTTGCGGCGAACGCTGCTCTTGTTCAGGGAACCTCAAATGCTGATCTCAGCATTTCTCGCGTTTCTTTAGACATAAGCACAGCCGCAACAACTGCTACATTACCTTTGCGTATTGTAGATTGGCTTGGTGGTTACAACGGCGATGAGTATGGAACGGCTTTCCCAATTATGGTTTGTCGCTTTAACGCTGGTCATCAACTTTCACTTATTGCTGCTGGCTCTACTGCTACAGCACCAAGTGCAGCTTAAAGGAGGAAATGACCTATGGCTATTTCACGCTCACAACTCCTCAAGGAACTGTTACCGGGTCTTAATGCATTGTTTGGTTTGGAGTACAATAAGTACGACAACGAGCATGAAGACATTTATGAAACCGAATCTTCTGATCGTTCATTTGAAGAAGAAGTTAAGCTTTCGGGCTTCGGTGCAGCTCCAGTGAAACAAGAGGGTGCAAGTATCTCTTATGATACAGCGCAAGAAAGTTTCACAGCTCGGTATAATCACGAAACTATTGCAACAGGTTTCTCTATTACGGAAGAAGCAATGGAAGACAATCTTTATGATTCTCTTTCTGCCCGTTATACGAAAGCCCTTGCAAGAGCTATGGCTTATACTAAGCAGACTAAAGCGGCAGCTTTGCTCAACACTGGATTCGACACTTATCAAAGTGGCGATGGTGTGACGTTGTTTAATGCATCTCATCCAACAGTACAGGGTGGCGTAAACGCCAACAGACCCAGTTCTGGTGCTGATTTGAATGAAACAAGTCTTGAAGCGGCTGTTATTTCAATCGCAGCGTATGTAGACGAACGAGGTCTTTTGATCGCGGCTCGCCCACAGAAGCTGATTGTTCCTGCTGATTTGATGTTTGTTGCAACACGCATCCTAGATACAACGCTTCGTACTGGGACTGCTGACAACGACATTAATGCAATCAACAGCAACGGCACCATTCCCGGTGGATACGCAGTGAACCATTATTTGACAGACTCAAATGCTTGGTTCCTAACAACTGACGTTCCCAATGGAATGAAATACTTTACCCGTACACCTCTTCAGACATCTATGGATGGAGATTTCGATACTGGTAACGTGCGCTACAAAGCAAGAGAGCGGTACAGCTTCGGCGTATCGGACCCCCTCGGTATCTACGGATCGCCAGGGTCGTCATAATCTTGACGCTATCTTTTGCGGAAAAGGGGGGCTTCACAGCCCCCCTTTTTTCTTATATACTAGTTCTCACGACATTATCCTGACAGTCACATCGGGTGGCTGACACTAACCCAGACAGGAGATTAAAATGGGTACAACTACTTTTAACGGACCAGTTCGTTCAGAAAACGGGTTCGAGCAAATCACTAAAAATGGTACAACAGGTGCCGTTACAACTACCCTAGATATTGACACAAGTGGTAATATTACAACAACAGGTTATGTTGCCGAGCAAAAAAGAGTAATTCGTCAGACAACTGCTGACGGTTGGAACGATGGTGCGGTTACTTTAACAACAGCACAAAAAGGTTCTATTATTCTTCTTGATAAGGATGAGGCAACCGTTGTTACTCTTCCTGCAATTACTTCATCAGACATTGGTGTTTACTATACATTTATTGAAACAGTAGCGTCTGATAATGCAAGAACAATCGTAACAGCCTTTGACAATGACTACTATGTTGGTGGTCTTGTTGTTGGA